AGACACAAGATAAAACATCACCATCAAACACAAAGTTACCTAAACTATATATTACAAAAATAACGGGAACAATTCCCGCTATTTCTATTTGTTTAAATTAAAGTTTTGGCATTTTCATGTTTGGCATTTTCATGTCTGGGATTTTCATACCAGATGGATTTGCCGATTGCTGATCTTGCCCTCCTTGATTTGCTTCGTTTTCTTTTTTCATAAATTCTAGTAAATCTTTAACTAAGTAATGAAATTCATAATATTCTAATGCTTCCAATTCGCTAGGTTGGATATGTAGATGTTTATAAATATAAAACTTTGTTTTAAAGAAGTTCTCCAGAGATATCTTGAACAATAAAAAGAGATTTGATGCCGTCGCGAAACCCAATTGGGACGTCCTCCCAGTCATCCCCAATCTGAACACTCATTTCTGGTTTAATACCAACTTTCATTTGTTCTGATAATTTATAAATTAAACTGTATTTCTTATTAGACCAGCTATTCATTTCCATTTCAAACTTAAAAATATCTTTATCAGTAAATCCTCTCCATTCAGATACCATGTATGGCATTACTTGAAGAACTGACTGATCTATTTTTAAACCTTTTTCTTGACGATCTTTAATGTAAGCTGTCATTTTTTGCATAACACCAATAGTAGGAGGTGCCACTTTTAATATTCCAAAAGATTTTGTTTCTATTAAGAAAGTTCTAGCAGTATCATCATAATATTTATCTAGAGTTTCAGGTATTGCAAAATACTTGAAAGTTTCTTTTTTAATTTCAACAGTTTGTTTTTCTCCGTTTTTATCTGTATGGTCTACACTTAAGTTTGACTCAGGTTCTGGGAACGTTAAGTCTCTAATAGAAAGAATTAAAAAGAATCTATCTTCTTCTAATAGATCTTTATAAGACATTCTTGTTTTATCACTAGTAACTCGTGTACATGCTTCTACTATATTATTTAACTTCTCATCAACATCTAAAATATTCTGTTCATCTATTGTTGAAAAATGTCTAATCTCAGCTACTTTTGCTGATCTAATATGTACTTGTGTTCCTTTGGGGTAAAACATACCCGCAGATGGTAAAGCGTTTACAGCAAGAGAATGATATCCTAATAATGTATCAGCATCCTGTGCTTTTTGTGTTCCGTACTTTTCCATGTTAACGGACCCTAAATCAGCAGGCTTCGGGTTTTCCTGGTTCTCAACGATGTTTTTGTAAGCATCGTCTAAATTTGCATCGTCTTTTTTGTTGGTGCTCATTTGTTACTTCTTTTTAAGTTTCTTAATATTATCTTTATTCCATTCTAATATTGAATCGGCCTTTAATTCAATTTCCTTGCGGATTATATCTCGTATGAACGCTGAGATGGATACTGGTCTTTCTCCTCCTTCAATTGCTTCATTTAAGATAATCCTGTTTATTGATGTCACTTCTGTTTCAGACAGAAGAACTTGTAATTTCTTAGTCAGTTTATCCATGTTATTATTATATCAACATATTATGTTTTTGTTTCATAAAAATAGGGGAAACGTTGATGGATCCCCTATGTAAAAATAAGATTAAGCTAGAACCTCTTTAAAAGTATCACATCTCCATGTTACTTCAAGTGCTTGTGCTTCTGTAGTTTCGTAATTTAATTCAGTAGTGAAAGGTAATCCTGAAGTAATGAAACAGTCTTCTAAAGTTACTGTTCTATATATGTCTCCAGCTCTATTGAATTGAACTACAACGATAGTACCTACATAATCTTTTTTAAGACCCATTTGGCCAGTCTGAGGATCGTATTGGTTATTATACCATTGTCTCATTGACTTATAAAGATATGCTTGATTAGCATCGTTTAAGTTTAATGTAAAGTTTATTCCAACGTCTACGGTTGTTTGATCAGGCATTCCTGCGAACGAACGTGTTGAGAATTTATATTTTTGCTCAACAGCTGCAACTTCTTTGTATAATTCTAAACCTGTTATTGAGGTAACATGTTGAATCATCAGTGGAGCATCTGCTACGCCAGCTGGAGGTAAAACTGTTACTTCAAATAAGTTCGCTTGAACTGGTTCGAATTGTCTACCGCTTCTGCTTGTTTGATCTTGTGAATAGTGTGGTAAAGCCATTTTTTATATTGTTTTTGTTTTTTTATATATCTGATTAACTAAAGTTCCCTGTTGAAATTTCACCAGTATTTAAAACTGTAGTTCTGTGTACGACTATTTCTAATCCTTTAACAGGTTCAACATAAGTATCTATAATACCAAAGTTATTATCAATTACGTCATCAGTGTTGTTTGTTTGATCCATGATGTTTTTGAATTCGAAAACTCCACCGTCTGCTTTTACTGATTCCATAAACGAATCTGCTAAAGTTTTGATTTCTAATCTAGTCTGAACATTGTTGAATTCAAATACATATCCTTTAAGAATATTAGCAATACCTTCTTGTATGAAAATTAAAGCTTCTCTAACATGTGCTGAAGAAAGCGATGATTTAACAGATTGTTGTGCCGTTTTGTTTCCTAAAATAGTAAGACCTACTCCTCTTTGAAATACAATTGGATTGATTCCGAAAGGCTCTAATACATCTCTATCATTTTTATCAAAAGCATATTCTACTCCTTTTAATCCTGATCCTCCTACAACTCCTCTTCTTGGACCTGCAACGATCGACCATGGTTGAGCGCTTGTATATTTATCTAAAAAGTTATTTGATACATTAGCTGCTGGTGGAACTATTAAGTCTTTACCTCCGTCTGATACTAATAAACCAGGTCCGTAGTAGAATGCATAATTTGCTCCTTCTAAAATACTTGGTAAAGAATATGTCTTAGTTGGATTTTTATCTAAATTTCCTCCTTGTGCGATATACTCTACTTTAAACTCTCCGTTTGCGTTTGTAAATGAAGGGTTTGTTGATTTTTTAAAATCTGCAACAGTTGGTGCATTTAAGATAGCAGAAGCGTTTTGTCTTGCTTGCGCTAAATCTGATAACTGGTGCTTATTTTGTAGCTCTCCATCGTTTGATGTAAATGTATCTACAACATATCTAAAGTCAATTAAGTCTTTATCAATTAATCCAGCGTATAATCCTGTTCCTCCTTTTAATGCGTCTAGGGCAGAACTTATTGTCTGATCTTCTAAAGTAGCTCCTGGTAATGCAAATGGTGCATAGTGTGATGTAGCTTCTTCCCATGATTTAAAGAATTTATCTGAGAATGTTAATTCTACTGCAACATCACAATATACGTTATATACTGATCCTGCTTTAGATACTCTCTTTACTTTTGCTAATCTATCAGTAACTGCTGATTTAACATAGTCTCCTGCTGATATAGCGAAAGTTGCTGGTGTATTTGCAGCTGTTACGAAATCAACTGAAAATTGAGAACCATTACTTGTGTATACTCCTGTTGTTTTACCTTCTTCAGTTACTGCATCTCCGTTACCGTCTAATACTGGATCTCCGTTACCATCTACTGTTGGTACTTGGTGAGATACTCCTTCTAAAGTTTCTGCAACTTCTCTATCACCTGCATTTATTTTATAAGATAGTAACTGAGTGTTTGGTGTAGAAGCTTTATGTCCTACTAAATCTATTTCAGTTCCATTTTCGTTGATTACTGCGTCTTCATCAATTGCACAGAATAAACCTGTCTTTCTTGCTTCAGAGTTTACCATTGTTTCAACATATAGGTTTCTTCCTTCTAAATCTTTAAATCCTGGGATTAAAGATCCTGTGTATTGTGCTTCTAAAGTAACTTGTCTTAAGTTAGCAAATTCTGCTAATTTAGATTTGTCTAATCCGTCTGCGTTAAAGTAAGCTCCATATACTGGATCAGCTGATACATCAGAGAAGTTTCCTTTAAATACGAAAACATCTACCATGAAATCTGATATGTAATCGAAATCATTCATGAATTCAGGTACATTACCTTCACCATACCAATCTCTTGCATTAATATCAAAAGCTTTTACATCTGCTGCTTTTCTAATAAAAACTGTTACAGCTTGTTGCTTGATATTTACAAAGTTAATTGCGTTTGATTTAGCTACTCCTTCGTTTGCTAAGTCAGCAAGTACTTTTGAATCAGAAGGTACCATAAACTTATCATTATCAAAAAAGTTTGTATATTCTGAAACTCCTGAATTTGATAAAGGATTTAACGGTGCTGATTCTGTTCCTACTTGGTTTCCGTTAGAAACTGGTTTTGCGTAAGCTGATTTAGATGCTGATGTAAACTTATAAAGGTTTAACGCTAATATAGGTCCTCTTGAAAGAGCTTCTAATGCAGATCTGTGGAAAAACATTCCTTTCTTTTCTAGTTTCTTATCAATTGTTCCGAATACGTTAGTAAAATCTTCAACACTTGAAATTAAAACTGGTGAATTGTAAGGTCCTTTTCTTGAGTGACCTGTAATTAATCTTAATGTTTCAACGTTTATATTTGCAGTCTGTGACTTGTCAAATTCTAAACGATATACTCCACTCGATTTAAATTGTAATAAATTTGGACTTAATGCCATAATATTATATTTTTATTTTTTTTTCTTTTATTATATATCATTGTTATTCTGTGAGTATTACAGTAAATCATAAATATCGAACTGTAAATCTCCTTGTTCTGTGTTATCCTTATATAGTATCTTTTCCATTAGTTTAACTTTATCATGGTCTATAATATCTAATAGCTCTTCCACGTAGTCTGCGTAATCTGTTGTGCCAAAGAATTCAGTAGCAGTAACGGCGGTCATGATAATATCATCGTGCCCCATTTGTGCTCCGTAACTATTATTTCTAAGTACTCCAAATAAACTTGCTTCTTGTACAGTTACTATATCATTAATTTTGATTTTGTTTAATTCTATTTGCTTTTTAAAGTTTTGACAGAATACTGATTTGTTATCACTCTTTAATCTAATACCTGGTTTTAAAACCTTTGAATCATGCCTGTGTTTAAATCTCAATACCATCTCGTCTTCAAAATCGTTACGTCCAGGAAACACTGTACTTAAATACTGTAATAATATACTTCCATAAGTATTGTACTCTATAATCAACTTGGTGTTCTCTGAGTTGAATATATCAAGTGCTAGTGTATATAGTATCTTTGCAAAGTCCTCAATAGGATGTTCATTACTTCTAAACACTCCAACTTGATTTAATTTAAAAAAGTCATACATTGCACCAGGACTTATAAAGTTTTCTATATCAATATCTTCCATAGGTTCTACCTCAAACATATTAATTACAGAATGGTCTCCTCCGTTTCCTTCAGCGATATCTACAGAAAACATAAAATATTTCTGTGAATTTCCTGCATCTTCTGGATCGAAGTCTGGACTAAATCCTAAATATCCTTTAGTGTCTATGTGTATATTGTCGAATTCTTCGAAATCATACCATTTAAATATCTGTGCGTTTGATCTGATATTTTTCATAGTACCTGGACTTAATAATAAACTAGATGAACTTGTAAATTCATTTCCATACTGTCTATTAAAAGAATCTTCAGATCCTAAATTTCCTAATTCTCTTTTATACCATGCATCATCTCTATCAGGGTGCTGCCACCAATCAATTCTTGTTGCCTTATATTCATTGTTTCCTTTCTCTGCATCCGCGTAAATTTCATAAAACTTATTAAATCCATTTGGAGTTGAAGTTATATTGATTCTCGATATCTTAGATGCTGATAGTGTTGGATATACATTTTCATAGAATGAATCTACGATAGTAGGGTGTATGTGTGCAAATTCATCAAGGTATAAATTATGAATAGTAAAACCAATACCAGACTTTGCCGTTGTTGATTGTCCAACTAAACGACATCCGTTATCTGCACGAACATTCATTACATCATACTTGATAATTCCAGGCTTCATAAAGAAAGGTAAGTTTTCTAAAACTATCTTCGCTTTATCTATAATTTCTTTGGTTGATTCCGATTTGTTTGCAAGCAATAAAGTTGTTTTATCAAAATTAAAGGTAAGGTACCATGCATTAAATATAGATGCTGTTACAGTTTTACCCATCTGTCTAGAGGCTAACACAATATTAAATCTATTATGTTGAAAATCTCTTAGCATTTGCTTTTGATAATCTCTTAACTTAACCTGCTGAACTCCGTTATCTGTCATAACAACAGCATACTTTTCTGCAAAGTAAACAATGTCATGAGCACATTTCGCCATTTCTGTAATCTCAGAGTCTGTCCATTCAAATACAATATTACCTCTACGTAAAAACTGCTTACCTTCATAAAAAGGCATAGATACCGAAGGTCGATATCCTTGATCAAGTGCTAGCATCAACTCGTTGATACTTTTAGTTGACCAGATTAGTTTACCAGCTTCATCAGCTGACTGTCCCTGAGGGATCCAGCGATTATCGCCTACGTATGAGTCATTTGCCATATTTATTCTTCTGTTATTTCATCAGCGTCTTCAATCTGATCATCCTGTATTCCGTCTTGAATCATTCTCATTAGATCTTTAGTACCTCTCTGTACTGTTTCGCTTGATTGATGTCCTCCTTTATTTCCGGATGCTTCGCTAATTTCACGAGTATCGTCTCTTTTCTTGTATAATTCGATATCTCTTGCCATTCTCTTAGCACCTTCTTCAGCTGCCATTAAATACATCGTTTGGGATTTGATAATATCTAACATTGACTTTTGTAAAGTTGCTAGAACTTCAAACATTCTTGGAGCGATTTCACCGTCTTCTATTGTTTCTAAAAGAGTTGTAAGAGCTCTTTCACCTGCTTGTAGTTGATAGATTAAAGAAGACATTGTCATCTCATCTATCTTTTTCTTTGCTACAATATATTCATCCTTCTCTATAATATCCTCATCTAGATAAAATTTCATTAAACTTGTAATAGTTTTAGAAGCTTTTTTACTAGCGCTTGCTTTAAGTTGAGAATAAGACATTTTAACTGGAAGATCTCTCTTCGCAGGTAATTCAGGATCTGTTTCTATTACAGATTCTATTGGGTCATTATTTCCTATTAAGTCATCTAGCTCTTTTCTAATATCTTCTGCTTGTGACTTAATACTTTTATTTTCTTCTGGCATATTTCAATATTTTGTTATAGATTATTTATTCAAATTTTATCTGACACTCTTGAATCTCTGATACCCTAAACTTGGAATTGCATTATCTATAAGAATTGATAATTGATTGTCTCTTACTACATATTGGTTTAATATATTATGATGTTGTTCGTATTCTATAACACTTGTGAATACTCTAATGTTTGTCATATATGTATTGTTACCTCTTATGTGGTAATTAGAATCTACATTCCATTGCATAGGTTGACCTAGTTCCAATGTTCCTGTGTATTCTTCTATTAAATCGTTACTTGAATCCTGAGGACGTGATCCTACCGTTGTTCCTGTATTTATATTAGAGTCTAATCTATATAATGAAAGCGATGTTTGAAAGAATTTATTGTTTATGTTTAATACTAAACCATACCATTCTCCTTTTTGTAGATTTATTCCGTGAAGGAATTCATAATTAACACCATTTGCATTTACTCTAAACTTATTGTTGCTTACAAATAGTTTAAATCCTCCAATTGCCGCTAGATCTCCAAATAATACATATTCATTTGAATCCGAAGCGCTGAACTGTGGAGAAAACCACATTGTTGTTGCTAAGTTATCTGTTGTTGATAATTCAGATTTTACAGAGTATTCAACTCCAGTTCTGTCTTTTTTTATTTTAGATAAATCATAGTAGTTTTTACTAACAACAGTCCATCTGTTTTTTAAGTCATACTCTTTTATACTTAACCCTTTATCTACAAAACCTCTAATACCATCTCTATATGTTGTTGTAACTGTTTTGAATTGTTTTGGGTTTGTTACTTTTTCTTGTTCTTCTTTTTGTCTTTCTCCAAATACTTCTTCTACTCCTGTTATTAAAGTATCAGTGTCTACTTCGAATTCATTTTTAATAACTGATGATCTGTCTTGGTATTTAACTAGTTTACATCTCCAATATGACGATGTTTGATTAAATTCATCTGCAATTGATAGTGAATTAATTTCATACATTCTATTAATTAGTGGAATAAACATGTAATCCTTACTTCTTGGAGACTTACCTTGACCAAATACTGACTCAAACTCTCCTCCTACTATATGAATTTCAAATTCTGCAAATTCCATTCCGAATATATCGAAAGTCATCGCTTCATCTGGGAATTCATTATCTGGTACTAATATCTTTATTGCTTTTTTATCTACAACATTATGTAAAGAATATTCCATTAAATGAACATCTTCAGTTCTTGCATCAGGCTCAGTTCTAAAATATTGAACTTCATGTCCAAATATATTATTAGTCATACTGACAAGTTGTTTATATAAGTTTGTTGATTTATTTAAATCGTATGGCTTAAATAAATTATCATCAATGCATTCAATAACATTAGCACATCCATACATTGCGAAAGGA